CACCGCCCACCGCCGGAGTTTCGCCGGATATCGCCGGAACCTCTGCTCCGTGCCGTCCAGAAACTTCACAACATCGGTGGCAAATTGTGTTTGGGACGAAAGAGGGAACTGCGCCACCGCGCCACTGCGCAACGTCGGGAAGTCAGCCATCGTCACAACTCCGCGATCACGTCGTTGATCGAGTGCGAGCTGAGAATCGCCTGCCGGACCGCCGTCGCGATGTCGCTGCTCCGATCCATAAACGATCTGCTGTCCATCGCGTTCACCTGCACTGTCACGCTGGAAGTCATCTGCGCGCGTGGCAGCCCGGCGGCATTGTAATCGCTTCCAGCAAGCTGGCCGTCGGTTAGCGCGCCCCCGGTCGCATTCACCTCTATCGCCCGTGGAAGTGTGAACTGAGTAAGTGGAGGAGGGGCACTGTGCCCGCCCGCCCCGAACAAGCTCAGAATTCCGCCGATCACCGGCGACAGCAGCCCGCCGCCTGTGAAGAAACCACTCCCGCCGCTGAGACTCGACATCGCCGCTCCCAATCCGCCCTCGCCGCCGATCATCGAAGTCAGCACATCTTCCGCCGCCCGCCCGACGCCGCCTGAGCCGCTCTCCTGCGCCGACGTTAGTTGGTTCACGCTGTTCGTCGCGTCCTTGAGTGCGTCAACAAGAGACTGCGTCAGGCTCTCCATCGCCGAATCCGCGCTCCCCCTTTGCCACGGCGCCGCGCCCGCCAACTGTGTCGCCGCATCCTGCACTTGCTGACTAGCCATGTCTCTCCTGACTCGCCTTTGTCATTTCGGCCCGCGTTTCGTTATCGAGGATCAGGATCGCGTCCACCACGCGCGCCGGCATCTCGCGCAGCGGCAGTCCCGCAGACCGTTTCCACAGATTGAACTCATCCAGCAGATACAGGCTCTCCGCGGTGATGATCGACCTGGGACAGCGCGTCACACCAACCTGCCGCCGCCCCCACACGATCCGCTCCCCCGCCTCTGCCGTGTTGCCCGCCCACGCGCACCGCCGCTTCTGCTCCAGGCCCGCTTTCCTGCATTCGTCGCACTTCCATGCGGCCTCGTTCGCAAACTGGAAATGGAAGGCGACGATCAGTTTTTTGTTTCTTCCGGATTCAGGCCGCACTCGGCCCTGATTGCCGACAACATCTCCCGCACCAGCGATTCCGGCCCGCGCTCCAGTAGCAGGTCATGACCTGCGGGCTCGCCGTCGATCAGTAATCCGGTCACTTCCTGCAGGCCCCACCGCAGATACGCCGCGTCGATCTCGCTCCCGGCCAGGCTGGCGTCAAGCTTGTCCCCGGCCTCACTGCCGGCATTCAGATACTCCGCCCTGCGCCCCAAATCTCGTATCCGCCGCAGTAACTCGCATCGCCGCCCGTAGGACATCCGGTAGATCGAGTAACTCACCCCTGGCATGCAGACTGATTCGCGGCGAACCGTGCTTGCATACCTGACTAAGTCATCCGAATGCAATGAACACCTCGTCATTCACCAGACCCTGTGCAAGACAGCTCTGGAAGCGCCACTGCAGTCTGCGCTGACCGTCGTCGAACCCCGGCACTTCCAGCGCGACGCTCTTCAGGTAAACCCCCAACAGTTGTCCCTGCTGTTCGCCCATCTGCAGCATCACGCTCATCGGCGATCGTTGCCGCGCTGCCTGGTAAAGGGCCTGCGTCTGTTGATCGTCCTGCTGAAACACACTGAAATCGATCGACACGTTCCGCAGCCCCGCCGAAATCCCCCGTGGAAGATTGGACCCGTACTCGCGGTTCCGCAGATCCAGGTCGTTGTCGATCGTGATTTGCGCCGACGTCAGCGTGAAGAACTGTGTCGGTACGGCGCCCATCCACACCTGCCCCAGATGCCCCGGCACAATGCTGTACTGGCCCGGCGCGACGGCTGGCTCGTCCGGGAAGGCGCCCATCCCCCCTTGCATCGCCTCGAAACTCGCGCTGTCGATTACGTCCGCCGCCATTCCCGAGAACTGAAGCTCCTGGTAGTCGCCGTTCGCCGCGATCTTCGCCTTGCTCACCGCCGCGCCGCCCAATGCACGCTGTGCGGCCGTCTGCGGGCTCCAGTAGTCATAGATCGTTGCGCTCGGCAGCATCGTGCCCGGGCCGTACGTGGCCGTCGCTCCTCCCATCGCCCCCTGCTCCACCGCGCCCGAGAACGGCGCGTTCAATTGCACCGTATTCGTGTCGATCAAGCCGGCAACAAACCGAATCTCCCCGCCAAGCGATACCGCCTGCCCCACCGCCAGCCCATGCGCCGCACCGAAAACCAGCGTGGCGCCGTTCGCTGAGGTCAGCGCAGCTCCGGCGAACACCCGCGCATCGCCGCCCAGTGTAGCCTGAATGAGCGGTCCGTGCGCCGGCGGCTTTGTCTGATCCATCCACGAGCTCAGATAAGTCTTCAGGTCGAATTGCGTCGAGCGCCTCAGCCCCGGCGGATCGCCGATAAATGTTCGCGATCCCGTCTTGTCGCGCCTTTGTCCGCGCTCAGTTTTCTGCGTCACCGTCAGACTGACCGGAGGAATCCTGTTCGCCGCGCCGACTCCGGCCGCAATGCCATAGCTGGATTCAAGCGCAACGTAACATCGATTCTCATTTGAAGAAACATACGATGGCATTGCCGATCGCTCCTCTCGTAACTTCCCGCTCTGCTTACCTGCTCACCGCGGCGTCGAACGTCACCTTTGCCGTCTGTATGAAGTTACGCCCGCCATGTTTGACCGGAGCGTACGTCACCTCATATCCGCCCGCGTAGAACACGCCGTCGCTCCAGTCGCCGCGATTCTCATCCAGTGCCTGAGTAACTGCATCTACGCAGCCGTGTAACTGATCTTCCAATCCCTCCAGCCTGTCCTGCGAAATACGCACCTCCACAACCACCCTGACCTCGCCCGAAAAAACGCGGAAGCGTTCCTGTTGCGAGTTAGTCAGCCGCTCGCAGTAGACGTGGAAGACCGGATAGCGCGTGGCATTGCTCTCCGCGGCAATCTCGATCGACACATTCCTTGCGGCCACCTGCTGCGGGCCGATTGGCGCGATCGTCACCCCGGACATCAGCGCGATCTCCTGCGCCGTCGCGTTCAGCCCGGTGTCTCCGCTCAGCAGCGCAACCGTCTTCTGCACCACCAGTGTGCTGGCAAGCGCCACGACTCACCCCCTCCGAATCGTCCGACTCAGGACGACGTACCTCGCCGCGCCCTGTCCACCGGACGGAGCGCTTCCTGCACGCGGCACGCCGGGTTGTATCCACAAGGCGGATGCCGCCAGCAACTCGTCGTTCTGTCGCGCCAGCGATCCCGCACCGCTTCCGGCGTAGACATTCCACCCGCACGCATTCGCCGGCGCCGCGCCACCCGGCCGGACCTGTGCCTGTGTATCCGCCGCCAGCGTGAACGCCACAATGTCGCTGGCAGCGCCTTCCTGTCCCGCCGCGTTCACCAGTGCCACCGCAAATGCGAGCGTCCCTCCCGTCCCGATCCCGGGCACGGTGGTCACCACCGGCGCATCGGCGCGCGGTACAGGATCGTCCACCAGCCCGATGCCAATCCTCAGACACTTTTCCTTCGCGGCCGCTGCGAGCATTCCGAACTCCTGCCATTTCCACTGATAGCGTTCGTTCGTCTGATGCCCGTTGGCATCGCGATACACACTCTGCAGCGTCGCGAGCGCGTGCCATCGCTTCAGCTCGGCATTTACCACAACGTCACTCACGCCCAGCGCCCGCCGCCGCCCGCCCCCCGCCACATCGCCATCCGCCGCCTCGTTCAGCAGGAACGTCAGGATCTCCGTTGCCATCGCGTCCTGCACGCTCGATATCCGTGCCCCCAAGTCGATCCCTTCGATCGTTGCGGTTTCCAGCAGTGAGCTGTCGAGCTGCACCAGTTCCTCAATGCGGTTGATTGGTCCATCGTTGAATAGCGCCATGCCTCTGCCTCACGAACCCTTCCCCGGCTTCAGCGCGACGCGCAACGCCTCAACGTCGGCGTCTGAGAGCAGCCGCTCCGACGCCCGCCCCAGCAATACCGCGCGCCGTGCGTCTTCAACCGCCCGCTCCAGGCCGGCGTGGTGCCGTGTGCTCTCCTCTGCCGTCGCCAGCCTCGCCTTGCCCTCGACAATCATCCGCGCCGCCAGCGCCTTTGGCACCTCGGATATCCGCCCCGCTCGCCCGCCATCCGGCGTCTCGTTGCTCACCACAACGGCGTGGCTCCCCGGAATCTCCGTCTCGAGCTGCCTGATCTTCTGATAGAACGCTCGTAAATCCACTGTGATTCTCCCGGTCAAACAAAAAGAGGGGAGGCCACCCACAGCCTCCCCTGCTACACCAACACAGGACGGCATTGCCGCCCCCGCCATGTCCACTCTAGGAGAACACCTGCACCGCGCAGTTGTTCCGCAGAACCGCGCACCCGTACAGCACATCGACGGTGAATTGCTGCGTCAGCGTATTCGGCTGATAGCTCATCACCACGCGAATCCCGAAGTTGCCCATCTCCGCGTATTCCGCTACCGCGCCGGTCCCCTGCAGTGGCTTCGGCAGCCTGCGCACCACCAGGCCGATCGCGTCGCGCGTGAACGCCAGATTGTCCGTGATCACCGGCGAGCTCCCCGACTTCGGCACGAACTGCGAGCGCAGAATGAAGAAGTCCTTCATCTTGCCCACCGTCCCGTCGATCAGCGCACGCAGCCCGGCCTCGCCCGCGGAATAGAACTCGCTGAACCGTGGAATCTGGCGCAGCACCGAATAGCCGTTCGAATCCACGACCAGATATTTCGGCGCGCTGCTCGGGACCTTCGCTTTGAAGAGCGTCGATTCCGCCGCGTCCACCGCCTCCTCCGTCAGCGCCGTTCCCGGTGTGCCCACCGGCGTGTTCGCCGTGAACTGCGGCGTCAGCGCGAGCAGATCGGTTTCGATTCGTTCCGCCAGTGCGATCACCGCCGGCTGCATGTACAGCTTCAACAGATCCGGCACCGCCAGCACCTTCGTTACGTCCGGAATCTGGAACGTTGCCTCCGCGTGCGTGTTCAGCACGATCTGCGCGTTGCCGAGGTTCGGGTTCTGCGGCGTCACCGTCCCGCCCTCGGCGATGTTATGCGCCACCAGCGACGGCGGAATCGGGACGTTGATCGTGTCCCCCGACTGCGCCAGTGTCGGTTCGTAATCGCGATTGACCAGGTTGCCCATCACCAAATTGCCCACCAGTGCGGGCAGCGCGTCCACTGCAACCAGCTTCACAATCGCGCTCGCGAGATTGGTGGACGTAATTGCCGTTGTTGACATTCTTCCTCTCTTTCTCCTGGACTCCGCGGAGTCCGCCTACAACCCCTTGAGGGTCTGCGAAGCGAGGCGCGCGATTTCCTGCCGTGCCCGCTGTAATTCCTCCGGGGCCATCCCCGGATGGATCCTGTCCAGATCGACTCCGCCCGCCCCAATCGCCGGCCGCGGAATCGACTCCATACCCGAACCGCCCGCAATCCGCGCCGGCAGCAACTCTGGGTTCTCGTTCACGAACTGCGAGAGATATTCGCGCAGCCCCACCTCGCCGCCGTCGCGCCGCGCCACAATGCGCCCATCTTCGCCTCTCCGGATGTCTTCCTTCACTGCGCGAAATGCGAGGTCCACTTTGTTCACGCCGAGCCGTTGTAGTTCCGCCCGCAGGACCGCGTCTCTCTCGGCCCGTTCCGCGGCGGCGCGGCTTCGTTCGTTCTCCGCCGCCAGTTCGTTGACCCGCCGCTCCAGTTGCTCGCGCCGCTTCCGCTCTTCCACAAGTTCGGTCTTGTACGCCGGCTCGCTGTTGGCCTGCTCGGCGCGAACGTATTCCTCGATCGCGCTCCGAATGATGTCGCGCAGTTCGTCGCCCGGTGCCTTCTGCGCCGTCTGCTCTCCCGATTCGCTTTCGCTCATCCGTTCCGTCCTTCTTCGATTTCCCGTGCGATCTGATCCTTGGCGCTCTGCCGGCTGTCGCACAGATATTTCAGCGCCAGCCGCTTGAAGACCTGTTTGCGCAGCGTCGGCGATTCGATCCCGAGATCCAGCAGTCCGCGTGCATCCGCCAGTTCCGCGGCGAAATCGCCCATGTCGAACTCGTCCATGCCCGAAACGTCGATCGTGGCCTCGTCCTCTCGCGCCGCGTCCACCGCCCCCAGCACGCGCCTCATCGACTCCTTCACCGCGTCTCCGTACGCCCGCAGCACTTCCTGCGTGATCGCGAAGTCGCGCTGCTTGCTCAGCCCCGACTGCACCCCCGATCCCGCCAGATCGCCTCCCGCCTGCGCCGTGTAGCAGACCCGGTAGATCTCCTGCTGCAACCTCGCCAGATTGTCCGCGGCGATCTGAAACACGTGACCCTGCGGTTCCGTCCACCCGAACTTGTCGTCCTTGCCTAGCTGCAAGTAGTAGGATTCGCCGAGTAACTGGTTCCAGTCGCGCTCTGAGTAGATCACCGGCATCGCGAACAGGCCCATCGTCAGCGCCCACGAAAGCGCGTTCGATTTGTTGAAATGCTCGAGCTGCAGCATCGCGGCCTTGTTCATCAGCCACATCCCTTCGGGCACCGATAGATCCACCAGCGGAACCCTCCGCAGCTTCGCCAGCCCGTGCACGCCCGCGTCCATGAGCACCGCCTTCTTCCCCGCATCCTCCGGCCACGCCCATGTCGGAAACGTCGAAGTCTCCTGCCGCTCGCTGTAGATCCGGTAGCTGTCCTTGTCGAAGTAAGCCCACCGCGTCTCGTACGTCCACGCGGCGTCCTCCGCGTTCAGCTTGCGCAGCCCGCCCGTCCGCAGCACCACCCACTCGAAATTCCCGTGCTCGTCGTGGCCCCAGTTGATCAGCTCGTCCGGCGTGTAGTGCAGCAGGTAGGCACGCGAGGAGCCCAACGCATCCTCCTCCGCCCGCGTCCCCGCGGTTCCCGACGCCCGCGGAAAATCGATCAGGATGTAGCTCCGCCCATATACCAGCGCCTCGATGAACCGGCTGCGGAAGAACTCCGTGAAACCCGTCCCCTTCCGGTCGCAGTCGCCGATGAATTCGCCGTAGAATCGCCTCGCTGCGTCATTCGTCTCTTCAAACGTCAGCACCGGCTCGCGATGGAACAGCGTCGCCGCATACCAGTCGATGATCGACCCCGCGTAGTTCTCGTAGAACACCCGGCTCAGCCGCTCCGCGTACACCTCGAGCGGCTCCTTGTTCCGGCGAATCAGATACTCGCCCGCATTCGCCCGCATCTGTTCGCCGCCGGCGTACAGATCGCGATACATCCGCCACATCGGCTTCCGCGCTCTGTACTCGGGATGTTCGCGCAGCATCTGCACAACGCCTCCATCCACTGCCGTCTTCATTCCCCACACCTCATAGCAGCCGCTTCCCCTGTTCCCCGAACGGCGCTTGCGCCCGGCATTCCTGCCACGCCAGATACCCCAGCGCATCCGACAAATGCGTCCGCTTCGAATCGCGATCTTTGTCGATCACCGACGTCTCCGCCTTGAAAGTCACTTCCTCGAAATCCTGAATCAGTTCCCGGCATCGCGGATGCACGAACAGCCTGGTCTCCCCGTCCGCTGCCTTCAATTGCGAATTCACTAGCGCCACCCGGTCCCGTATACTCGGGTTGCTCGCTGGCACCTTGAACGTCGCGTTCTTGTAGCCCTGCCGCAGAAAGAACTCCCGCACCGTCGCATAGTCGCTGATTCCCGTCGTTTGCCGCGCCGCCCCCGACGCATCCCCGTACACCACCACGCCCGCCGCATGAAAGCTGTACCTTGACTGGAACTCCTCGCAGGCGTCCGTCGTACTCGCCCGCGGCAGCACGATTTCATCGATCACCGCCACAACCTCGTCCTTCTTCTGCGCGATCACCGAGCTCATCGGGTCCACATTGAAATCGAGGGCCCACAGCAGCGGGAAACGCGGATCCATCTCCACTTCGCGCAGGTTCACATTGCGATCGAACGCGTGGTACACCAGCCCCGAATTCAGGCTGAGATACTCGCCCCGCGCCTCCTGCTCAAAAAACCGTGCGTCGTAACTCCGCTTCAGCCGCTCGTAGAAATCCGGGACTTTCGCCAGCAGATACCGGTTCTCAAGTGGCCTCGCCAGAATAGCCTCATAGCCTTCCACCGGGTCCTTGATGAAGCGCCGGTACACCCAGTCGAACCCCTTGGGCGTCCACACGCCGAAACCGCACAGTCGTGTCGCCGACGGATCGCGTAACCGCCCTTCCAGCCGCAGCCACGCCTCCTCCGCCGTGTAAGTCAGTTCGTCGATTCCGAACCACGCCAGGTTCGTCCCGCGCAATCGCTCGAACTCATCCACGGACCGGAACAGCACCCGCGACCCCGTGTCCTTCATCGTCAGCAGGTTCTCGGCCTTGCTGTATTCGTGCGGCAATCGGTTCGCGCTGAGTATCTCGCTGTAAGTCGCCAGCGTCGCATCCCGTAACATCGGGTAAGTCGGCGCTCCGATGAGCCCCAGTCTTCCCGCATTCAGGTAACTCAGCCGGATCGCTTCCTGACAGAGTGCCTGGCTCTTCCCCGATCCGATTGGCCCCGAAAACCCCTTGAACCGCGCTTCCGATTTGTGAAACCGTTTCTGCGATGGCAGCGGGCTGTACT